TGAAAAGCATACGCTCAGACTGCTCTAATAGCAAAGAGGGCGCAATTCCTGTTTCACAAGCCAAATAAGCAATAAACCAATGCTCAGAGTTTTCTCCGAGCGGCTTTATTTTGGGTCGTTGTCGCTTACACCAATTTCATCAACTTCGTCTAACCAGTTATCAAATTCTTTTTTAGTTGAGTTGGTTCTTTTTTCAGAATGCCAAGCAAGAAAAAGCAGGTCAGTAAGTTTGAACTCTGATTCGAGTTTTGCTACTGACCTGCTGTACTTTTCTTCAAACGCAACTAAGTCTCTTGCTGAACAAACTATTTCTTTAGAATTACCATCTTGGTATTTCACGCGCAGGTTGATTTTCATTTGTTTCCTTTTCTAATTACGCAGCAGTTCCGCGAACTACTGAACCAGATACAGGCCAAGTGACGGAAAGTGTAGCAATATCGCCAACGCTTGATGCGAATGGTGAGTATTGGGTTACCAACGCTGTCATTGTGTAAGTTGGGTTTGTTGAAGTTACTGTTCCACTTGTAGGTTTGATTACAACTGTTGCAATTGAACCTAGTAATGGGTTAAGGGTTGCATCAACTGAACCTGCTGCAAAATCTTGCATAAAGTTAAGTGTTAATGATGCTTGTTTCAAGCCACCGATTCTAGTTCTCCAAGAAGAACCGAAAGCGGTAGTTTCTAAATCGTCAGCCTCTTGTGACAATTCAACGGAGTTAAGATTTACAGAGAAATCTGAACCATTGATTTTGATGTCATAGTCTGTTGCAGCAAATTTTGCCATTGTGTTATTACTCCTAGTCTGCGTAGCAGAGAACTGTAAACTCTGCTGTTAGATATGTTACCTCACCAACAGGTAGTTGGCCGTAGTTTCTCATCTCAGTAACTCTTGTATCGAACACAACTCCGCCAAGAGTTTTGTCACCCTCAATTGCTCTTTTGATGCTTGAAGTGCCTGTGCTTGAAACATAGGCATCAAGATTTGATTGCGCAGTTCTTTCATCTACCCTGCCAACAATGACAAGGACATTGAAAACGTAAGTTTGCATCCCTCTTTTGAAAACATCATCATAAGAAACACTTGATGGCATAACAACAGCGATAGGTGGGTTTGGGTTGTCAGGCATAAAAGCAGAAGTTCTTAAACCTGTAATTGTTCCCAGTCTTGTTGCAAGACCTGTTCTAATTGAGGATACGGATGCCATTAAATAAAGTTTCTCAATCTTCTGTAAGGCATAACAAGTTGTGCAACATCTGGGTCAAGTTGAGTGGATACGCGGATAGCGCCTAAATCTCCGAAGCCAGCCACGCCAAGAGGTGAATCTAAACGTTTGTAAATTCTTGATGACTGAATAACGCAAGCTTGTTTAATTGCAATAGGTACAGATGGCCAACCATAAGTTCCAACAACTTTAATTAAAGCTTCTCCACCCTCAATAGGCCACAAGTAATCGCCGACAGCACGAATAGTTGTGTAAGGCCAAGGAATGCCATCAAGAACACCATTCAAAGGTTCAAGTTGGTAATCATCAGTTCCCCAAGTTGTATCAAAAACACCATCAGCATCTTGAGCTGTTGTAATTGTTACAGTTCCGTTCGCAAGGTCATCTACTTCAACAACAAAATCATCCTGGGCAACAAAGTATCTTGTAGCAGTTCCAGATGAATAAAATTGGCGTGCGGCATAGCCGTCTATAAGTCTTGAAGCAGATTCAATTGCCATCTCCAAAAGAGAATCGTCAATAGAATCCGTAATGCGTAAGGCCGCTTTCACTTCGCTGAGTGAGGCATAGCCGTTTGTTATAGCCAAAATAACTCCTAAGTCTTAGTCCTAGTTTAGACTACTTGCTGACCCCAGTTGCCTTTATATTTGATGAGAAAATCATTCTCTAAAACAAGGTTTTCTCTGTTGAATAATACTTCTTTTCTTTTCGAGGTAGCATCAGTTAAATCAGTAAAAGCCACTCTAACGTTTTTTGCAACCCTGCAATAAGTATCTGTCCAACTCAATTCATACTCAATAGATTCACGTTTATTTTGAGGAATAGGTATTTCTATCTCTTTCAAAATTGTACGCTCGTAAACACCCATATACATCCCATAAATGCAAGGGTCATTTGTCAAAGAAATAGAACCTTTATCGTGAGTCAAAAGTTCAAATAGTTTCTCATTTTTAACCACCACAGAATCTTGCAAAAACATAAATCTTTCAATTTTGGTGTTATTAAAAATCCAGTTTATTTTACCTAGTTCAAAAGTAAAATCTGATAAAACTAAAACTGGTTGAGATATAGAAGCCAAACATTGAGATAGCCAATTTTCTCTACCTGGGGTTGTAGCAACAACAATCATATTTTTTGTTTAATCAAAGTACTAGAAATACCTTTAGTGTAGGGAATATAAATCAAACTAATGTTTCTTTCATCTAGCCAGTCTTGGTCAAACTGCATCTGCTTGTAATAATCTTTCCTAGCCCAATCAGAACCAATAGCAATCACATCAGGCTCACATTTCTGAATTGCGGGTTTTGAATCAGCATTGCCGATATTAGGTATAACAAAGTTTACAAACCTGCAAGCCTCTAAAACAACAAATCGTTCCTGATAACTGAGAATTGGTTTTGTTTTTTTATACTCATAAATAAATTCATCCGTATTAAGGGAAACAATTACACTTCCATCAGGCCCAGCAATTTCAGAGCAACGTTTCAAAAAGTTAATATGACCTGCGTGAAACAAATCAAAAGTTCCACCTGTGTAAACTCTTAATCCCAACCTAATCGTCTCCTGCGTTTAATATCCCATTTGCCCTCAGAATAATCCTTGTCCTGGCGTTTCTTAGAAAAATATTGTTCATTTGCTGAAAAACTCAAATCATTTTCCCTTTGAAAGCCTGCTTTCAATGTTGATGAGTTTTCGTGAGCAACAGGAATGAATGAACGTTCTATTTTGCAACCATTAAATTCTGCTCTACGTTCATAATCTGTATCTTCAAAATAAGCTGGAACAAATGATTCATCAAACAAACCAACCTTTTCAACAATCTGTGACCCAATACTGAAAGCGCACCATTCAGGACTTCCGTTAGAAAGCAATAAAGTTTCAGGGTTTGATTGTTCAGCGAAAAGCTTTAACGAATCTCCACCCCATTCAATATCGAAGTTAGCAATCAACCAGTAATCAGCTTGAGGAAGTGATTTGATTCCAAGATTCCAAGAAACAGGGACACCAAGATTGCTGGGGAATTTGAGATGCCAAATCTTTGACACCCATTGATTCCAAGTTGGTGACCAATCAGACTGCTTTGCCCCATTGTCAATGATGACTAAGTCTTTAACTGCGTAGTTAATTGACCCAATCATTTTGTCTAATAGGTCATATCGTGTTAAAACAGGCACAATCATTGCAGGTATCAACTTACTTATCCCCAATCACTAACTTCGCTAATTTTGCCCTTTTAGGCTGTTTTAGGCCTATCAGAAGCCACTCTTGCAAATATGCTGTCCAAAGTTGGTTTCCATTGGGTATCGAATACAAAATCCGCATCATATTGTTTAGCAAAATCAATAGCCTTTTGAGAAGTTCCACGACCTCTGTTATACGACTGAACTAGGGCATCAACTATTTCTGGAACAGATGGAATATGAAACCAAGACTTCTGCGGCGCATCCCAATAAGGTTGTCCACCGATTTTGAAACCATCACCACAAAGTTCAGTAGAAGCGGCAAAATTAGAAACAATAACAGGAACACCACAAGCTTGCGCTTCAATTGTTGGAACTCCAAAGCCCTCTCCCATACTTGTTGCAAGCAACACATCCATTCCAGAATAAATTGATGCAAGAATTTCTTGATTGATTCCTGAACGCAACAAATAAGGGTCAGGGAAAAAAACTTTCTCTTTTGGAATACCACAAGACAAAATCAAATCATTCATTCTAATTCCACCCATAGAACCAGATGGGTCAGTATGTATATACAAAACAGCATCATCATACTTTTTAGCAAACATTGAAAACGCTAAAAGATTTTCGCCAAACGCTTTACGAATAGGTGTAACACCTTTGTTCGCTGCGTTCATCCCAACAACAAATTTATCTTCACTAATTTTCATAAACTCGCGACCAGTAATAGAATCACCATTCGGTGTTGTAAAACTTTTAGTTGGTTTGAAAACTTTTTCTATTGCGTGAGGAACATACCAAGATTCAATTCCAACATTTTCTAACATATCTTTACCAAACTTGCTCATAGCAATTGGATAAACAAAAGGTAAACGACACCAAGAAGCAACTTCAGGTGGTGCAGGAACGTGGTCAATTGGAGTCCAAGAAGCAACAGGCCATTCAGCCCATTTCTCGCCTTTGAAAACCCAAACATCAAATAAAGTCATTAATAAATGTTCTGCATCTAAATCACGTCTTGACCAGTCGTGCATATGTGCGGGAATTACATCATTTGACCACATATCCATTCCGCGTGGGTAAACAGGAATAGTTCCAGCGGGAGAATTCCAAATAGTTGCAGATGCTTCTAAACCATAATTTGATGCAACGGCAACATCATTGCCATCAGCTTTAAGTCTTGTAATTGCTTGAGCAGTTTGCTGACCATAACCAGTTCCAGCCCAAGGTGCATTAGATACCCAAAGAATTCGTCTTGGGTGTTGTACAACATTTTGTACGTTTTTATTTTGTTTTTCTAAAGAACGTCTTTGTTCACGATTCACGCAGAGACTCCATATGTACGCAGGTGTCTCCCACCTTATTACAGATGGGAGACGATTTATGTCTGAGACACGGCCTGCGCTCCGTGCCCCAGACGATTGTTCAAATCAGACTCGGATTAGGAGTTGCTTGATTTGAAGAATTTAACGTGACTTGTTTGGATTAGGTTTCCATCAACACGGAATGTTGCACGGAAAGTTACCAAATCAGATGAGAAAGCAAAATCATCTGAGCGGTCCAACTTCAATCCACCAACTTGTCTTACATAATAGGATGGGAGATTTCCGAATATCACGGGCTTAGCGGCTGATGCTGCTGAAGCCATTGCTGGATTTTCGAATATTGGATAACCAAGTAGTAAATCGCGAGCATCTGCTGAAAGAGATGGTGTGAACAAGTATTGTCCAGCATTATCTTTCAACTTACGCACGTTAGCAATAGATGAAGAATTCATTTGGAAACCAGTTCCAGGAAGTCTACGACCCATTGTGTCAATGCTGTAAACAAGGTCAATCAAGTTGTCAGCAGTTGGATTTAATGCAGTTCCAGTTACAGCTGAACCTGCGCGGTTTACGATTCCGTTTGGTTGTACTGTTCCTGTTCCTACTGTTAAGGCTTCGTTTACTGCGTAACCCATTGCGTTACCTGTTTGTGCAGCAAGGAATCCAAGAATATCTACGCCAGCATCTTCAATCAATTCGCGTGACACTTGGGTTAAGAAACTGTACTTAAATGCTCCGAGTGTGACGAAATTTCCGAATGTTGGGTCAGATTCTCCGATTGCGTTGCCTTCTGAAGTAACTGTTCCAGTTGAATAAGCTGAAAGTGAAGGAATTTGTAAATTCTCTCCGCCAGCTGTGTTCAAGATGGTTGAAGTTTCTAACATTGGGCCAACTGTTCTAGCCAACATAATTACTTGGTCATAGAAAGAAGTTGGAACTGGTGAACCAGTTGAACCCTTAGTTACATCACGCTTTTCGAAATCATATGAACGGATTTCACCGCGTGCCATAGCACGGATTGCATCTGCATCATTTTTTTCGTTGCGTACTTCTGCAACTGGGCGTGCTTGGTTTTCTAAACCTTTCATTGCTTCAGCAGCACGCACTTCGCGGTCTGCATCTGCTTTTAAGGTTTCGATTACCTTTGCGCGTGAATCTAGGTCAGCAGAAATACGTTCGTATTTTGCATTTTCCTCAGCAGTTAAATCGCGCTTTTCTGCTGCTGCTCCGTCAAGAAGTGCTTTGGCTTCTGCCCAAGCATTTTGACGTGCTTCGTGCTGTTGTTTAATGTATTCAGACATTCTGAATCTCCTTATAGAATTGATTTGTATTTATGAATCTGCGAGGCTCACTCGACAGTAAAAATGGTGGTGGCATCCACGCAACCACCATTAGTCTAACAAACTTTTAACGTGTCTCTTTTACTTCTTGGATTCTGGTTTCTTTAACAGGTTCAAACTTTTTAATTTCAACTGGTTTATCAATATTGATAACTGCTTCAGCCATAGCATCTGCTAGTTCAGCAATAACACCAGATTCAGGATAACCTGCTGTTTTGAGAATTGCGTCTTTTACTTTTTCTTTATCCATTGTTATACAACCTTAAGTAGTAGGTCTAATTGTTTACGTTTAATTTCAAGTAACTCATCAGAAGATGGAGTGTTTTCTCTCAACTTAGTTACAACTTCTTGTAACAAGTCTGCTTGAATATTAGGAAGTTTCTCACCTGATTCAAGTTTAGTTAAAGCATCTGCCAAAGCATCAACATCAACATTTGTTCTAGTAGCCAAAATATCTAAAGAACGAACTGATGCAGTAGTTGCTTCGTAAGCTGGGAAACCTGTAACAATTGAAACTTCGTGTAAACGGATTTCTTT